GTATAATATTGCTGCGAGTGGTGTCGTAGTAACCTCATCGTTTAAAATCCAAGAGCGTCGCGTGTGTTAGCAAACACGGAATGATGAGGGAACCTTGAGCTGAGCCTTGCAAGTAAATGTGTAGACTCCGAGTAGTGACCTCGAGCTTCACCCCCCTGGTCGGTAAAAGAGCCATTTCCACTGTTTCTTTTACCATGGCCACAACTCAACTCACATCGACAAACTTGTTTGTTTCGTCGACTGAGGCTTACCACCTCCCCCGTGCTACTGTTGTGCAGAAGTGGTGGCGGAAAACACTCGTTTGGTGGCATGGAGTTACGTGTGGTGCCTGTGGCATCTCACCTGATGATATGTCTGACTTGTGTGCCGAAGATGAGCTACATCGTGCCGTGTCTAAGATGCGATTGGCTGGCTATGCTACTGCCTCAGATCAATTGAGGCGTACTGTGCGTGTAATGCGCGCTGAAGAGTTGCTGGCCACCTCGTCATTGGGCCCGTTTGACCCTGCGGAGTCTGCATTGGTCAGGGATTATTTTCCCCTACCTCAATTCCCGCCAGTGCCTGTTGCCCGTGCAGGTTACATGCGTAAGCATGTAACCACTCGAGGCTATGTACAGGCAAAAGCGGTTGCAGCAGTAGTCGCTGTCGTTGACTCCAAGGTTGGGGTCACGCTGGACGATACATACGACAATCATTTGTTGGTGGATCGTGTGGCGAGACAGGTCATGACCACCGTGGGTTTCCGGTCTACAGACATATCTACACATTTGCCCCACATTGTTGAGTGCTATTTTATGTGTAGGCAACAGCTCGCTCGAGCTGGAGGCACAAGGCGACGAATGCCGAAATGGGCTTTGGCCTACATGGGATTTCGTCGTGCCACCACTAGGAGGAAAACCTAGTGGTGCCCGTTGGTAGTGCAGGGTGTTGATTCGGTATCCGCGATCAACCCCATAGGGCTTAAAAGTTGCCCCAACGGGAATTTAAAGCGGGTACGTGTGTGGATCAAGCTCTCTGGGCTTAGTCCACCAAATTCGTTAGGGGTGTTCAACAATGTGTTGGACAATGGATATCGTGCGCTTGCCGAACGTTACATGTTTTGCAAGATCGGCAACAAGTTTGAATTGGCGTTGTCACCGACATTCCAGGATGTGTTGTGTCCTGGTGCCCAGACATTTTTACAGCAAGTAGTTGACCATATAAGTCTTCCCCCCGTCGCCACCACTGTTGAAGTGGTGAATGCGTACACGGGGCCAAAGCGACGGGTTTATGAAAATGCTGCAAAGGTGTTTTATCGGGATGGTGTTGTTAGTGATGATGCCACGTTGCGTTTCTTTGTCAAGTTTGAGAAACAGGATGTCCAGAAGGCGCCGCGTGGAATTAACCCGCGTTCGCCTGTATTTAATTTGGCTCTTGGACGGTACCTCAAGTTTGCCGAAAAGTCATATTACAAAGCTATGGCATCTGTGTTTGGCCAGGAAGTTGTTGTGTTTAAAGGCATGACGGCTGTGGAAACTGCCCAAGCAATCCGAAACCTATGGGATGAATTTGATGATCCTGTAGCGATTGGAGCAGATGCTGTGAAGTTTGATATGCATGTCCACTATAATATGCTCTATTATGAGCATTTGTTCTATTTGCTCCCATACGCGGACGGCATCATTGATGCTATGATGCGTTACAACCAAGTCATCAGAGCCAAGCTGCCTGCTTTAGATAGCACGCTGCCTCACTTTGAACAGTTGGCTTGGTTGTTGAGTTGCCAGTTGAACAATAGTGGCAAAGCGTATTTTTGTGATGGAAAACTGAGGTTCCGTATGCGTGGAACAAGGTCGTCTGGTGATTTGAACACCAGCCTTGGAAATTGCCTAATCATGTGTGCAAACGCGTTTGTGTGGGCCAAGCGGACTGGCGTGCGGATGCGTTTGGTTGATAATGGTGATGATAGTGTATATATTATGAATAAGTGTGATGTTGGTCGATGGACTGCTGGGTTTGATAGTTTCTTTAGAACTAAAGGGTTCCGTATGAAGCTTGAGCCAGTAGTCGATTGGTTTGAGGGAATTGAGTTTTGCCAAGCTCATCCTGTGTTAAGCAGTGAAGGATGTTGGAACATGGTTCGCAATCCGCTAACTTTAATTAGTAAGGCGGCTATGTGTTTGACACCATGTCCGACTGAGTCTGCGTTCAGGAAATGGGTTATGGCTGTGGGGGTCTGTGAGGGGTCCCTAAACACTGGTATTCCGGTGTTGCAAGCTTTTGCCAAGGCGCTGAGGCGTAATGGCAAGCGCTGTTCAACTAGGTTCGTGCGCAATGTGTATAATGGCACTACGCGCGGGTATCATGCCACATTAAATTTTGATACCGTTCAGATGTCTGGGGAGTCACGACTCTCCTTTTACATGGCATTTGGGATACAACCAGCTGAACAGTGTGCGTTGGAGCGGATGTACTCATTGTGGGAGTGCATGCCGCTTGAGCGACAGCGTGTGATACAAGGGCCAGAAGTTGTTCAAAAGTTCCTTGAACCCATTAATCCAATGAGTTACCTATTGAGTCCGTCAATATAACCATGCCTAAAACCAAGAAATCAAGTGTTGTGGTTCGTATGCGACCTAATAGCATACCAAAGAAGAAGAAGTCGAGGACAGTGAAGAAAGAAAAGGAAGTGACCCGCCTGGGTTATGCTCTAAGAGCGTTGGGAGGCCTGGGTGGGTCGGCAGCGGGAGCGTTGATTGGCATGCCGAATGCCGGTTCAGCCTTTGGCACCTCATTGGGAGGTGTTATCTCCCGCTGGTTGGGATCTGGTAGTTATGACGTAAAGTCCAATAGCATTGTGCAAAGGACTCTTCGTGGTAGCGACAGTATTCCTGACATGCATCGTAATAATCAAACTATTACGGTGCGTCATAAAGAGTATTTGTGTGAAGTTTCCGGTACGACTGCTTTTACGGTCGGCCGATTCTTTGTTTTGCAGCCAGGCGATCCTAATACTTTCCCCTGGCTAAATCATATTGCCATACAGTATCAACAGTATAAAATTAAAGGGTTGGTGTTCCATTATGTCCCTACATCGGGGCATGTTACTGGAGCTAATCCATCGTTAGGATCTGTTATGATCCAGACATCGTATCGTGCAAACGATGTTGTGCCTGAGTCAAAAGTCGAAATGCTTAATGAGTATTGGTCCTCTGAGTCAGTACCATCTGAACCATTTTGCCACCCTATTGAGTGTGATCCCCGCGAAAATCCCTTTAGTATTCATTATACACGCAATGCTGATGTGCCAACGAATGACTCTGTTAATATGTATGATTTGGGTAAGACCTTTGTTGCCACTTCGGGCATGCTCGAGGATGGACATGTTGTGGGTGATTTGTGGGTTACGTATGAGATTGAATTGCATAAACCCATTGTCAAGTCAAACGTGACTGCTTCGCAGACTTCACGTTTCATCTATGGCACTGGTGCAACGACCTCTAGTTATTTCCCATCGCCCACGTTGTCTGGTGCTTTCGGCGCTACAGCCGCCACCAAGACAGTGACATTTCCAATTGGCACCACTGGCACTTTTTGTATTGCGTATTACATTACCTCGGTCACCAATGATCTGGTTGCTCATTCACTGACTGGTGCTTCTACGTACACCAATTGTTCCGCTTTCGTCCCTGACGGAAACGGTGTGGCGTACTTTAATGAGGTTTCCACAGTGTCTGCTTCCGGGGCTGGTGCTACATACCGTGTGTTTGTCAATTTAACCGATCCTTCCAAGACTGCTACTGTCCTCCTTCCCAATTTTACGTGGACGGGTACGATTTCGTTTTATCATCTTACCGTCTCACAGATTTAGACATTCCCCGTGTCATTAAAATAAACAATATAAAAGATAAAACCCTTACAGAATTCATTAATTTGCCTTGGCCGGAGCAAGTATCCCAGTGTGTGCGAAGCTGGGTGTGGTTAGCTTGCTACCGAAAAGTCGCACAGGAAAGGCTGTGGAGAAGCCTTTATCTGTATTGAAATAAACAACTATTACATATGCGCATTTTGCATTCTTGACTGTTGTAGTGTTCCCACACTGGCCCGGTGTGGTCTCTGGATAAATTTGGGGTTCCAGAGTTACTTGTCACTGCATATATTAGATCGGG